CGGTTACAACACCACAGTACACCAGGTACCAGGTATGACTACCTTTACACCAATTACATTCCAGCGTGGAGTTCTTGACGGAAACGACCAGGCAATCACATGGATGCGCGGACTGTTTGCTGCTGCATCTGGTGAAGGTCTTGCTGTTTCAACAGGTAAAGGCTTCCGCGTAAACATTAAGGTGTTTGTAGCAGACCATCCAAACTCAGGTCCTACAGACGTTCAGCGCTACAAAATGGGCTTCAAGATTCATAACGCCTGGATTACTGCGCTAAACTATACAGACCTTAATGCAGCAGATGGGGCAATCTTGTTTGAGTCAATGACACTCGTTCATGAAGGATTATCAGTGTTCTTTACAGACGACGATGGCAAAGACCCAGCAGGTCTCATTTCTTAATTAACAACAACTTTAGGAGTATAAATCGTGCCAGATATTATTACTGATGCAGAACTTGTAAACAAATTCGCAGCAAAGGCGATGGAGGAGCCCGCACAGGTCATTAAGACGCGGGCCCCTTCAGAGTCAGAAGTATCTTTGCCAGGCGGTTTCTTAGAAGCTAACGGTGAAGTTATCAGGACAGTCGAGGTAAGAGAACTTACTGGAGCTGATGAAGAGGCGGTTGCTAAAGCTGGTTCTTCAGGCAAAGCGCTTGACGTGCTATTGCAGAGGGGTCTAGCAAAAATTGGGTCTAGGACTGTAGAGAAAGAAGACCTAAACTCACTTCTTGCTGGAGATAGAGACGCAATTCTTTTAGGTATTAGAAGAGTTACGTTTGGTGACGATATGGAAATCGGTTACCGTTGCCGCACTTGCGGTGAGGAACAGCGAGATTCACTGTTACTAAGTAAAGATGTACCTGTTGTTTCTTTAGAAGACCGTGCTCAAGAGGGCACTTTTGAAGTAGAAACTAAGAAGGGCACAGCAGTTGTTGCTTTACCAAATGGTATTACACAGCGCAAGCTGATGGAAAACATTGATAAAACAACAGCAGAAATTAATACCTTGTTACTATCTGGATGCATTGTTTCACTAAACGGCTCACCATCTTCTGGAGCTTCTACTGCCCTATCACTAGGTATGGCGGATAGAACAAAAATCGTTGATGAGATTATCAAACGTAACCCAGGCCCACGCCTAGGGGAGGTGAAGAAGGCTTGTCAGGCATGCGGTGAAAACGTACTTCTACCGCTTAGCTTGCTAGATTTGTTTCGCCTTTAGTGAAGCAGATTACGAAAGCCTACTAGACCAATACGAGATTCTTACTAGAACTTTTGTTGGTTGGACACTTACAGAAATTCGTGGGCTCTCACCTAGAGAGCGCATGAACTGGTTAGAGCGGTCGAAAAGGACAAGATAGTAAATGGATTCTAAGCAAGGCCTAAACTTAGGCGGCTCCCATAGCGGCGCTGCTGCAAGTAACATGCAACGGTTTGAGTCTTCTGCTCGAGGCGCAAATAATAACTTGCTGCAAATGGCAAGTACGCTTCAGAGCAGAATTTTGCCTACTCTTTCATCTGCTGAGCAGATGCTTGCTCGTTTAGGTTCTCGCGCTAAAAATGTTTTCTCTGGTATGGGTGGCGGCGGTAGTTCTAATACCGTCATGGCACAACCTAGTTTCTCTAATACTGGTAACAATACAACTCCTGGAGGACCTACTCCACCATCTGGTGGTGGGGGTGGCGGCGGTGGTGGCACCGCACAACCTGCGGGTAACCAGCCTAGAGGCAACACAGTATTTCAACAGCCAGCTAATACTGCTGGAACAATTGCAGCCGCAGCGGTTACCGCTGGTGGCATTGCCATGCCTTCAGTTGATGAGGCATTCAGAATGCAGTTATACACTGCACGTGGTGGACTCGTTCTTGGCGGAGCCTATGGAAGAGCAGGCGGAACATATAACGGTGTAGGACAACCAATCAGCGGTAGTGGTGCTAGTTCTTACAACGACACTAGAGATTTATTAAATAGGATGGCCAAGTCAGGCACAGTAAAAGATGAGTTTGACCCTGCTCGTTCTTTGCAAGTAATGCGACAGAGTGGGTTATATGGAGGCTCTTCAGCAAACGCTGCACAGCTTGCCATGGGCGCTGCACAGATGTCTAACTTAACTCCTGGTATTGGAGTTGAAGGTGCTATGCAAGCGCAAGGCGCTGTACAACGTGGACGTTCTGTAAACATGTTAAGGGCAGTTGGTATTCGTATTCGTGATGACCAAGGCAACATGAAACCACTACCTCAAATTATTGATGAGTTGTGGATGAAGCTTGAAAGAGAAAAGCGTAAGAACGGCGGTAGTGGCAGCACGCTACGAGACGTACAAATATCTTTACAACCAGGTAATGCTCTTGCAACCATGCTTGATAACCTATTTGGAAATGACCCATACCTAAGAGCTCAGGTAGAAGACGGTCTTTTGTTTAAAGCTCAAAGCGGCGGCATGAGTATGTCTGACCCAAGAGCTGCAAAGAAGATGGAGCAACTAGGGTTTACAACCTTTGCTGCCAAAATGCAGAGCCAAAGAACAGCACAAGCAGCAGAGTTTATCTCTCAAACTGCTCCAGCTATGGCTGATGCTAAGGGTAGAGCTGACCAAATACTTTCATACATTAGTGGTTTCTTTACTGAGGTTGAAAAATTTACAGGTTTAATTAGCGTTCTAGGTGGAACTAAGGGATTCTTTGAAACTCTTGGCGGAGGTGGTAAGGGTGGACTAGGTGGTTTCTTTGCATCACTAATTCCAAACCCTGTTGCGTCTGCTATTACTGGATTATTTAAAGCTGACGGAGGTCCTGTAGAAGAACAGCGTCCGTACATTGTTGGTGAGCGCGGACCCGAACTATTTATGCCTAAAACAGATGGCGTAATTATCCCTAACGACGAATTAAAAAACTACCCATTCCGACACGCTGGTGGCGCTGTAAAAGGAAAAAAGGGACACATAGATTTAAACGATAAGTCTTCTAATGAAGACTTTGCTAAAGCTATGTTGTTACATTTAAATGCGCCCATGACTAAAGATGCTATTGAAGCTTTGAAGATATGGCAGAACTTTGAAGGCGGACACTTCCAAAACTCCGCTAAGTACAACCCTCTTAACACTACATATGATAAGTACTCTAACCTACATGCAACTATTGAAACTCTTACTGGGGCTAAAGCTGGAGCACGAGGTTACTCAGATATTGTTAAAGCTTTGCAAGGTGGAGCTAATAAAGAAGAGATTCTTGCTGCAATTAATAACTCAGCTTGGGTAACAGGTAAGACTGGTCAGAACCCATATAAGTTTAGTAAAAACCAAAGTGCGTCCGATTTTTCTGGTTTTTCTGGCATGGAACCAAAAGATGGGGGCCTACTATCTGGCTCAACTTCAAACTCTTCTTTAGCTAAGCTCGTAGAAAATTTTTGGGATAGTTCAAAAAAGATGCAGCAACAAGCTGCAGCTCAAGGAGCTCAAACAACTAATAACTACAGTATGGGTGGAGTTTCAATTAAAGTAGACGGAGGCAGCGGTGCTATAGGCATTGCTGAAGCTCTTAAAAAGATTTTGTCAGACAAAGATTTATTTAAACAAGCGATGGGGTCATAATGCCAATTCCACTAGCTGTTCCGTTAGCTTTAGGCGCTATTAGGGTAGGCGCCGCTGTACTTACTCGTTCTCGTGCAGTAAGCGCTGCAAAAATTGCAGTTAACGTTTCTACTAAAACTAAAGCTGGTGGAACAGTAAAGTCTGTTGTTAATAAGACCGTTAAGAACCCAACTGTTAAGACAGTTAGTGTTAGCGCTAAAGCAGCAAAGACTGGAAAAACAGCTACAGCCGTAGTAGCACCAGCTTTAGTAACTCGTGTACTAGGATTTGCAAAAGCAGCTGGGCCTACCGCTGGTCCAGTAGGAACTGGTCTATCTGCATTAGCTGGTAGCGCTGCTTGGTATTTGACAAATAAAAAGAAAAAGAGCGGAACTGGAACAGGTAATAGACCCCTTGGTCAAGGAAGTAAAAAAGGCGGTAAAGGTGGAGACAGCGCATCTGGAACTCAAGCAACTCCCGTAATACCAACACCTAACGGATTTAAATTTAATTTACCACCTCATAGTTGGAGCTTACCTACAAGACCTCAAGTAGTAGTTCCTGGAATATCTAACAGCGTGGCTGAAAATGTTGTGCAACACGGGCTTAGAAGAGGAAGACTTTGGTATTTTGATAATGCTGGAATCATATCTACCTATGACTACGACACTGGAAAAGTTAGTAGCGAAAAAATAAAAGCAGAAGAAAGACTTAAAGAAGGAAAATTCAAAGGAGACAAGAGTACTATAACCTATAGCAAGGATATGTATAACTATGGATTCCAATTTCTTTGGAACCCAGAGTCAATTTCCCTTAGTGTTAACAGAAATATGGATGTAACTCCAACTGCAGCTGACGTTTACACCTCTGTGTCTGGAGCGTTTCCTGGTCAAGAGAGTATTTCTTTTACTGTTGTCCTAGACAGAACAAATGACATGGCATGTATACGCGGTCAGTCTGGAAATTTGAAAGAGTTTACATCTTTCTATAGTAGTGGGAAACACCCATTAGCTGGTAATACCCCAACAATTGAGGAACAAATAGAAGAGCTCTCTCGTATAGGAACAATGCACGATATTGAATATCTTTTAAAAGCTATTAATGGCGATGGGGTTAGTACAGAAAACCAACCTGGTGGTTGGACAAACTTATTAGGTAAAAAGACAGCAGATATTGGATACCTACAACCTTCTCTTCTTGCTTTTGAATTTGGCGGAGACCCTTTAGACCCTACTAACCAAAGCGCACTATCTTACGTGGGTTGGATTAGTTCTTTATCAATAAATCACACAGCGTTTACTGAAGGCATGGTGCCAATTAGAAGCAACGTATCAATTGCCTTTGATTGTTTCGCTGGTTCGGCAATGGTATAGGAGTAGACGTGTCTATATTTGCAGGCTCTCGATATGAGTATTCAACTATTGATTTTTTCTCAGTAATTGCAGGTGAATCAGAAAACCCTACCGTGTTCTATGAGTTTGACGACTTAGGCCTTACCTCGTATCAAAACCACAGATATTTATCTGGTGAACGTCTAGACCAACTTGCATATCGTTATTACAGCCGTCCTGAAATGTGGTGGATAATTGCTGAATACAACCCACAAATTGACGACCATGAAAATATTCCTAATGGAACAATATTAAGGATACCTAGTGTCTAATTTTATATCTATTAAATTTCCTAATGCGTCTGTAAATCCAACATACGTTTATTCATTAACCCTACATCAAAAGTTTTACGAACATGAAATGATTTCTATGACTTTTAAAGATTGGGCATACTCTTTTGATAATGTTAAACCTGGTACACCAGTTGAGATTGTGCTAAGGTCAGCAAAAGATAGCAGAGACTTTTATGGATACGTTCACCACGTTGAAGCAGATAAAACTCCAGGAAAAGATTTTGTTACTGTCCACTGCATTGGCGGCTCATTTCCTTTAAAACAGTCAAGTCAGTTGTCATACAAAAATGTAACAGCAAATATGGTTGTAGAAGAGATAGCAAAAAAACATGGACTTGTTGCTATTGCAGAACCTCATCCACGCATATTCCAACAAATAGCTCACCCAGGACTAACGGATTGGCAAATGCTTGTAAAACTTGCAAAACAAGTTGGGTGGGGGCTTCGCTCAGAAAATACAGAAATTTATTTTCAACCACTATTAGAGGATTATAAGACGTACCGAGCTCAGGCTCCTAAGTTCTTTCAAAAACCTGTCGGTCACGGGTTTGGTGGTATTTATAGTTTTACTCCAATTATTGGAGACTCTATAAATTACGATGGCGACGTTAAAGCTGCAGTTGCTATAGGTGGTGTAGACAAGACTACTAAGTCCGCATTAAAAACCACTAGACAAAAAAGACGCAAGGTAACCAGACGCAGAACTCAAGATGAGTTTTTTGATAGATACAACACTGATGCCGTTGCTCCTAGCCTTGAGATTATGGATTACGAAGCTGAAGCAGCGGAATTAAGAAACGCATTTCCGTACAGAGCCACGGTTAAGGTTATTGGACAAACACGTTTAAGACCAGGAATGCCAGTGTACCTAGGGAACCTTGGTAAAGACTATTCTGGTTTTTGGACCGTGCTTGGTACAGAACATCATTACGAAGAAACTCAAACAAGGGTGTATACCTATACAACTACACTAACTGTTGGAACTGACTCTCTTGGTGGAGCAGTTCGTTGGGATGACGGAGAGACAATTGAAGCTCCAGAGGCAACCGTAAAAAGAGTAATTGTTCCTGGTAAAAAACAGACTAGACAAAGACCAAAAACAAAACTAGTTAGAACAGGTATAAAAATTGGACCTCAAACTAAAGGCAGTTTTGGAAAAATACAAAATAGGCCTAAAATAGTCAGTGCCAAAAACAGCACTGCTGTTTGGAAGACGGGTTCTAAAAACCTATCTAAATCTAAATCAACTAACCCAGAAAAGAAACGTTCACCCGTCATAGCGGCTAGGGTACAAAAAGCAGCAGCGAGGGCCAGATGAAAAACTATAACGAAAAGTTTTACGGTCTATATGAAGGCATTTGCTCAGACGTAGATGACCCAGATAAAGAAAACCGTATTAAGTTACAGGTGCCGCAGGTGCTTGGTGAAGACATTACCGAATGGGCTAGACCCTGCCTTCCTGTAACCTCTAATAGC